GCCGAGGGCACCGCCAAGAGCCTCCTGTCCGAGTTCTTTCGGGCGCAACTGGATCGTGTCTCCGAGCGCATCCGCGCCGCGTGGCCGAAGGCCAAAGCCGCCCGGAAGGCCAACCCGCCCGACTTCTGGGACGACTCCGAGGATACGGAGCTCGAGAGCGTCTTGCGCGGCTTCTACATCGAAGTCGGCAGGGACGGCCTGCAGGCCGTCGCTAACAACCTCAACAAGATCGTCGCCAAGCCGCAGGTCCGAGCGGTCATCGAGGACCTCTTGACGTACGGCGGGCAGCGGATCGCCGATATCAACGCCAAGACGTTGCAGTCATTGACACTGACCCTCGCCGAAGGGACGAGGCGGGGCTACTCACTCAACCAGATCATCGAGGGCGTGCCCGAGGAGAACTATTCCGGGGTCAAGGGGACGACGCTCGACAACGGCACCGAGGCGTTCTCCGACTACCGCGCCGAGATGATCGCCCGGACGGAGACGGCTCTGAGCTACAACCGCGCCGCCGTGACGGGCTACGGAGCCTACGGAGTGGAGCAGCTCGAAGCCTATGACGGGGACGGTGACCCGGAGTGCGCCGAGCGGGCCGGCCAGGTCTACTCGATCGAGGAAGCTCTGGCGATCGAGGACCACCCCAACGGGACGCTCGTGTGGTCGCCTGTCATCGAGGACAAGTCCATGCACGACGATGATCGGATGCTGGCCCTGGCCACCAAGGCGATCGAGGCGCTCAGCGTCCAGCGGACCGCTGAGCCGATGCCGATCATGTCGGCCCTCGCCCAGGTGGTCAACGACGAGCAGGTCAAGGCCCAGACCGAGCGCGACCGGCTGGCGACGATCCTCGAGACGCTCGTCGCCCAGACGCCGATCATCACGGTCAATGTCCCGCCCCAGCCCGCTCCCGTCGTCAATGTCCAGCAGGCCGTCATCCCGGCCCCGGTCGTCAACGTCAACCCGACTCTCTCGGAGATGACGGTCAACATGCCTGCCAAGGACAAGCGCGTCGTATACGACCGCCAGGGCCGGATCGTCAAGCTGGAGGTCGTCAATGGCTGATCTCGCCCGGCTCATCAGCCACGTCCTCCGGCCCAAGTCCTATTGCGCCGGCTGCGGTCGGCCGTGGTTCTCGGACAAGCGTCGGCCCTGCAACCGCTGCGGCTCAGAGAGTCGGCAGTTCACCTTCTCGGCCCACGACGGCGTGAAGGCCGTCGATCGCTTCAACAGCTAAGGAGACCGTTCGAATGAAGCTCCTCCATCTCCGGCCGCGCGTCGAGGTCGACAATCTCAACGACGGCGCGCTCGTCCGTCTGATGCGGGGCCATCGACTCTCGGACTCCGTCCGGCTCGGCCCGAACCAGGTCCACTTCGTGATCCTCCACCCCGATGGAACGGTCGAGGATCTCGGGATCAGCACCAACCTCCTGACGACCGTGGGCAGGGATCTCCTCGCGGCAGGTTTGGGCAACCCCACCGGCAAGGATGGCGCGCTGACGGCCTCGAGCGCCACCTCCGCCACTCCCTCGGGAGGCGGCATGACGACCGATCAATACAAGGGCTGGCGGGTGTTCTGTCCGGTGACCGGTCTCACCACGGCCCCGGTCTACGGCAACATCGGCTCGAACTCCGCAACCGTCCTGACCGTCGACGGCTGGTGGATCGGCACGTCGGACACGATGACCGGCACGACTCCGGCTTCGACGAACGGCTACCACATCCAGCCCTCGACGATCGCGCGGTTCATGGGCCTCACCACCGACGGCGCGGCTGCGGCGGCAGGCGACACCACCCTTGCCACGGAGCTGACGACGAACGGACTCGGTCGGGCCAAGGCGACGTACGCCCACACCGGCGCGGCGGCGACGTATACCCTGACCAACACGTTCAGCGTGTCGGGTGGCCCGCAGACCGTTCACAAGGGCGGCCTGTTCACCGCTGCCAACACCACGGCGGCAGGAGTGCTCGTCTTCGAGACCGTCGCCAACGCCGACGCCATCGTCACCACGTCCGACTCGCTGGTCGCGACGTGGACCGTGACGTTGAGCGGCTAGTGAAGCTCCTCGCGCTGCTCGGGGCCCTGGCACTCGCCGGGGCCCTTTCGATTCCGGTCCAGGCGGGGCCGAACGATCCCTTGGCCTTCGGGCTCCTGTACGGCCTCAACGGTCACCATACGGCCGATCCTGTCGATTACGAGACGTGGTGCGGCGATTGCGTCGGCGTTGATTACCAGACCGGCACGCCGTGGGTCGTCAATCCTCATACGAGCTGGCCATACAACATTCCGCTGGCGGACTTCCAACCAGGTTGCATGTGGGACAGCGACGACCACTACGACTACATCAACTCGGGGAGCGTCCTCGCGGCAGGTGTCTCGACCAGCGTCACGGAATGCTGGTACGCCATCGGCGCGGTCTCGGCCGATACCGACATCGGCATCACCTCGTCGTCCTCGGCCCTGCTCGTGACCGAGACGTTCACCTGGGACGCCGGTTCGACCACCGTCACGATCAGCCCGATCCTGACAACGACGCGCGCTTGGAGCTACTTTGGCTGCATCCCGCTACCGCCGACACCCGGCGGCACGTTCCAGACGATCCCCGGCTCCAACGGCGGGACCGCCATCCCCGAACTCGTCACGGTCACCGTCGCCAACCCGACGACGCACAAGATCGGTCAGACGGGAGGGTTCATCGAGTCCGGCGTGCAGGCATACAACGCTCGTGGCTGCCTTGGATGACCATCGAGGAGCGGATCGCCGCGCTTGAGGAATCGGTTGAGCTGCTGGAGACGCCCTGGCCGAAGCGCGTCCTGTTCTATCTGAACGGCTGGCCGCGTCGCCCCGTGCCCGCCACGGCGCAGAAATGGCGTTTCTGGCATCGCTGGCGCGGCCGCCGTGACCGTGACTACTGATGACGACGCAGCTGTTCTACACCGACACCCTGGCGTCGCTGACCATCAGCTCAACCGTCGTGCGGTCAATGTCGACGTCACGCGGCAGCGGCGTCATCACGAAGACCGACAACTCGGCTGCGCTCGGCGTCGTCAAGGTGACCGATGACGGTTCCCTTCAACTGGTATTCGCCTATCAGGTCAGCGCTTACAGTTCCACGACGGGTACTTACAACTTCAATCATTGGGGCTCCGAGTCGAGCGCGATGGCGAACTTCGGAGCAACAGCCGATGACAACGTCATCGGTGGAGTGGACGTCTATACGAACGCCGGAGTTCGCCGTTTCACCATCTGCGCCGACCCCGCCGGTGTCTCCGCCGAATACGGCTTGACCGCCGCGGTCAAGACATTCAGCACCGCGGGTACGGCGCAGACAATCAACAACGGTGATTGGATCGTCGTCTTCCCGGCGCATGGCGCGGTTGGCTCCGGCGCCGCCGGGTTCACACTGATGTTCTCATACAACGGAACAACATCCGCTGCCGATGGGGATTCCTTCGTGACATTGCCCGACACCGTGACGGCGTTCGCCGCAGCCGCCAATCCCGTTTACGCCTACCCTGCCCTGACCGTCCGCAACAACCGCCGCATCCTCCTGTAAGGGGCCTCGTCCATGCCGCTCATCAACGGCGAGATCGCGCTCGTCTCCAGCGCCCGAGGCAGCGGCACATATCTGTCCAATCCCATCGCCCTGCCGACCGCGACGTACTGTCTGGTTCTGGTCCATGTCACCGCAGTCTCGGGCGCACCAATCCTTGATATCTCGGCGGAACAATCGGCCGGCGGCGGCACATGGACGAGCTCGATCGGCTCGGGCATCAGTCAGTTGGTCGGCGTCGGCAACAGCATCGGTCACGCGCTGATCACATCAGGTTACATTCGGATCACGGCAACTGTCGCGGGGGTGACACCCAATGTCACCTTCGGCGTGGTCATCCTGTATTTTGGAGTCTGACCCGCCATGCCAAACATCACGGGCACGGTCGTCGAGCTGATCTACGCGAACACCGCGACGGGCGCGGCGCAGAACACGTTCACCGCCGAGCGCTCCCTGTTCACGACCGCCGAGATGGGCGAACGGCCAGTCATCCCGCCCTACTACTTCGCGCCCAACGGCGGCGTCGGCGGCGGTATTCGGATCGTGGCCAAGGGCATCATCTCCATCACGACCGGCGCGCCAACCTTCACTTGGACGATTCGGCTTGGCTCGAACGGCAGTACGACCGCGGTCATCGCCCTCGGGACGGCCGCCTTGACGACGGGATCGGGCGCGGTCACCAACCAGCATTGGGAGCTGCAGGGCGACGTGATCCTGCGGACCCTGGCGACGGCGGGTGCCAACTCCACGATCCAGGGCGTCGGCATGGTCTCCTCGCCCGGCTGTCTCGCCTCGCCGTTCGCGGGTGCCGCGTGGGGGAATGCGGCCCAGCCGGGCACGGTCGCCACGTTCGACGCCTCGATCACCAACTATGTCAACGTCAACATCGCCTGTGGCACCTCCAGCGCCAGCAACAGCATCACCCTGACGCAACTGCTCGTCTTCGGCCTTCGGTAACCCGCGATGCCGCGGGATGCCCGGTTCTGGCTACCCGTCCCGCCATGGAGCGGACCGGACCCGAGCCCACCCGTCCAGACGCTCGCCTTCGCCGACAGCCCAACCACGTCCGATACGCTCGCCAGGGTCCTGACGCTCGGCCGGGCATGGTCGGATGCCCCGACCACCTCGGACGCCCTCGTTCGGGTCCTGACGATCGGCCGGTCGCTGGCCGACTCGGTCACGACATCAGACACGTTGGCACGCGTCCTCACTCTCGGCCGGTCCTTTGCGGATACGGTCACGACGTCAAGCACGCTGTCGCGGGTGCTGACGCTTGGCCGGTCGTGGGCAGAGGCTCTCACCACTTCTGACGCCTTGGTCAGGGTCCTAACTCTCGGTCGGTCCTTCAGTGACTCGGTCACCACGAGCGATGTCTGGACAAGGCTCCTGACGCTTGCCCGCGCGATCGCCGATAGCGTCACGACGTCGGATTCCTGGACTCGTCTGCTGACGCTCGGCCGCTCGTTCGCGGACGCCGTGACGACGAGCGATGCCTGGACGCGCCTGCTCACCCTCGGGCGGTCCCTCGCAGACACCATTACGACGTCGGATGCGCTGGCCTTCGTCAAGACGAAACAGATGGCGTTGGCCGATGCGGTCACGACGTCTGACTCATGGACGCGACTGCTCACGCTCGGCCGATCGTTCGCCGACAGCGTCACGACGAGCGACGCCATCGTCCGTGTCCTGACGCTCGCTCGGTCGGCCTCGGACTCCGTGACGACAAGCGACAGCCTGAGTCGGGTCCTCACTCTCGGCCGCAGCCTGAGCGATGCCGTCACCACGTCGGACTCGTTGGCGCGGATCCTGACCCTTGGTCGCTCGCTCAGCGACTCGGTC